ACCGGATATAATTACATTCCACCTCGGTCGCCGCATCAAATGTTGCCGGATGCACCGTGATGACGGACCCGTCTAATGTGTAGGCCGGAAAAAGCTCCGAGGGAGCTGTCAGCATAGAGCTGTTCAGCATGGTTATCTTGGACTGATGAACCTTCTCAGCCTCCCCCTTAAAAACTCTTGGAGGGACAGAAGCATCATAACACAATATTTTCAATATCAGGTAGTAGTCGTCTCCTGTTGTTACAAGCGAAGGAGCGGAGAAGGTGTTGGTCGCAACGTGTGTTAGGTCGTTGGTTACAGAAAAGAGGTCTATAACTTCGGCAAGCCCTTTCTTTATATCAGCATATCCCGTTCCTGATTGGCGGGCATTCTCCTTGATAACCTGATAGTTGTACTGATAGAAGTAGTCTTCAAAGAGGTCTAGCTGCGCCTGCTTTGCAAACAGATTAAAATCTGAGGGAGAAAGGTATCCGTAGTTGTTCTTATTCAATACGGCCATAACCGTATTCCTGACTGAGTTTATCATTTGCAACCCTTTTCACAAAGATAAACAAAAAAAAAGAGGGGCTGATTTTTCAGCCCCTCTCCTAAATCAACACATATGGAAAGCATCAAGCTATTTCTAGCTGATTTTCTAGCATCTTTAAAGCATCAATTCCGTCATCACTCTTCAGGTAAGAGGAAACCACATACATAGGGTCCTCTCCATAAGGAATGCTTAGCATCCTCTTCTTGCTTGAGGGGGTATTAAAATATACCTCCTTCTTGTTGTTCCTGAATGACAACAGCTTTTGATCAAAAAACTTTTGAATATTAGATGAATGTCTTAGGTTCGGATCAGAAACGGCCTGCATAAATGCTGCGGGCTCCGAGTGAGCAAATCTTATCATGTCTCTTTTGAGCTCTGCCGAGGTTAGTGTGTCAGGGTTTTTTTCAAACAGAACCCTAGTGAGGCTCTCCAAGTCTTCTACACTAAGATTTCTAGCCTCCTGAAGTGCGTCTAACTCCACGTTCATGTGGGCAAGCTCTTGCTCGGCATCCCTCTTCTCGTCAACCTCAGTAAACCTAATCCCATTGTAGGGGTGGTAGTGGAGAAACTCCTGAAGTACAGGGTTTGTTTTAGATACAGACAGGAATCCGTCCTCAAAAATTATTGGCTCCATTATGATCTCGCCGTCCTGCTCATCCTCAAACGGGCTCTTCTGATTGCGAGAATACCTCAGTGGCCTATTGGCTCCCTTCTTCTCATCAAAATACAACAGAGGAAACCTCTTAGTGTTTCTTGTTGGCAGCATATAAGAAAGAGGAGCCGCATCCCTTGTTAGCTTGTAGACTTTGTCTGTCAGCTTATTATTTGATTTCATTAGATTTAATTTGTGTCCCATCAATGGGACAGGTTAAATAAAGGGGGCACGAAGGCCCCCTTTATCAGATAAACATGTAAATATTACTCTTGGAACAAAAAGAAGTTGTTCGCACCCATGGTACAAACACATCTCTCTGACAAGAAGTGTACCTCCATTGCATCAAGGTCGCTATTGGCTGCGCCACCGGCTGAACCTGTGATCCAAGTCTTGTATCTTCGGTCCTCAGTTTGAGAAGCTCGATACCGAACATGGAGGAATGGTCGCTTGGCGTTCTTGCCAAGAATTTGATCGTACACAGTAGTAGAGCCTGCAGGGACTAATAGTCCATTTACTCGCCCTGATCCTGCCCCGGTTGGCAGACCACCACGCATTGTTGGGTCGTTCAGATATTTCCAATCGGTCTTGTAGAAGTCGTAACCTCTTCGGAATCCTGTGAATCCAAGGTTAAGAGCCATCTCCTCATCGTTGTCAAATAGACCCCACGAGGTTCCACCTGCACCATAAGAGTTCTGAGCTGCCAACATATCGTCAACATCGAAACCAAAGTTTCTATCCAAGAACACTACGTTCTCTTCAATAGACCCTTGGTTGTCAAGCCGGCTAATGATCGCATCCCAATCAGCAAGTACAGTCGGGTTTCCACCGCCCCATATGTTTCCTCTGTTGCCAACAACAAAGAAGATTCCTTCAGACCCTTTGAAGTTCGCTGCTACGGCTCCCGAAAGTGCCTCTGCAGGAACAGCCTCGATCATTGAGGTTTCCAAATAGTCATCAAATCGAAGACGAGTCTCGTGCTCTGACTTCAGATACCATAAGTATCCTGTAGCCCCATTCTCGGTGGTAACTTCTACCCACCCGATCTGAGCCATGTCTGAGCCATTAACTGCATACCTGTCTTTCAGGATAATCGGAGAGTTGTCGAAGATATCATCGTCAGCCTCCAAAGAGCCCTGCATTCCATTAGTTCCTTTTTGGAACTCTGAACCATAGATAAATATGGTAACATCAGCATTACCAACACCCGTACCTGCGGTTACAAGACCTCCGGCCTCATAAAACGCAACACTGATTGTGGCTGTTACTGTGTTTACTGCTGTAACAACGGCCTTGTTTTGGCCTGTAGCTCCATTCTGAGAAACAACAATTGTCTGACCAACTCGGACCGCAATAGTTCCTGTCCCCGGGACAAGTACATCATTGATCTGAAAGTCAGCTACATCGGCATTAACCAACGCTGCTGTTCCTACATCTACGTATTTTGTGTGTAGCCTGCCCTGCTCTGCCCACTTAATGAGGTCAGAATTAGACGGCATCTCAGCTCCAACCATTCTAAGGAAGGATGAGATTGTTCGGTTACCATATCTTTCAAATTCCTTCTCATATGTATCGGGTAGATACTGATTAAGAAAATCAAATGTGGTAATGTAATTTGTCGCCAACGGAACCTGTTCAGCACTAGGCTGAAGTTGGAACCCCGGTGTGGCTTGTACTGCTCCCGGCATAATTTCTATATTTTTTTAATTTAACTTCTGTTTCTTTTACTGCGAATCTTTAACCCACGACCTGAGTCTTGTGTTACAGACCTCACAGTAGTTCCTCCCTTTGAAGTCACCTCGGGTGCTCTGCGCTCCGTCATATTGACGTTCTTTGTTTTACGCATTACATCGTCAGTAGCCTCAGATTTGCCCTGCTCATAAAAGAACTTGGCAAACTTCTCAGGATTCATCGCAATCGCTAAAGCCCTATGGTATCCCGCAGCGTCAGTTATCAAGCCCTCTTCGTTGAGATATTTTCCGATGAAATTCATCGGAGTCTCCTGAGCTTTCTTTAACTCGGCTGCATCGCCCGGAGAGAAGGTCACCGTCTTATCGTCTAACTTGAACTCAAAACCTTTGAACTCACCATCAAACAGGTCGTTGGTTTTATTAACAAACCAATCTCGCCTTCTTTCCCCTTCTTCCTTTTGGGTCTTAGCATCTGCTAGGTATTGCTTATAGCTGTCGATCTCTTCTTCAGAAAACGCCCCCGAACTTGACTCAAGTGGGCCGGCGTAAGATTCTTTCTGTCCTTCGAAATACTTCTTAGCCTTAGCAATAACTTTCTTCTTGGCTAACTTTATCTTCTTAACGTCCGACTCATCATCCAAGTCTTCGTCATAATCAAAGTCATCCATCATAGCCTCTATATCCTCAGAGTCTAATCCCTCCTCGGTGGCCATAAAATATTCTTCTAGTAAAGTATCAGAGTCCAAAGAATCAAAATCACGATTTAACTTCACGTAATCACTAATCCCTCGCCCTGTCTCTTTCTTGTATTTAAAATAAGCAGCAACATCTTCGGGGAGTTCCTCCGCAGCGTCTCGCTCGGAAAGCAACTCCTCCATAGAGCCTACCTGCTTATCGTATCTATTCTTAATAAATGAAAGAACGTCCTCCTCACTCATCTGAGGCTCCTTTTCGGGAGCCGTCTCCGGCTCACCCTCTTTTGGGGGGTCGCCCCCCTCTAAGGATTCCTCGTGCTTTTCTAGTAGTTCGTTCTCTACTTCCTGCACCGATTTTTCCTCTACTACTCCAACCTCTCTTACTTTAATTTCCATTAGATTTAATTTAATACAAAGTTACATAAAAAATAAAGACGCTTATCTAGGCGAAAATTCAGCTAAATCAAAACCATCTAAGCTGTCCTCATTTGATTCAAAACTCTGTGGTGGAAGATTGTTCTTCCTCTGATTAATAAGATTAGATTGCTCAGTGTTCTGTTGGCTAATTCGTTTAGCCTTAGCGTCCTCCCTAGATTTCTCTCTATCAGCCAACCCGTCAGACTGCATACCCGCAAGTTGCAGGTTAAAGTCAAACTCTACCTGCATCAAGCTACGCTTAAGCTCTGCTTCACTAGACATCTTCTCAATCTCAAAAGC